ACTGCTGTGCCTTCAGGTCACTATTACAAGGTAACAGCATTACCAGGAAGCAATGTATTAACAATTGCTAGGTTTAACCAGTCAACTGGTGCAACTGAAACTGGTGGTTTGAGACACGCAGTAGCAAACAATGCTTACTTTAGAAGATTTTGGGAATACCATTTCAACTTTAGTGCAGCACCAACAACTACTGATGATGTATCAAACGCAGGCGGAAGTAATGATGAATTACATATCGCTGTTGTTGATGAAGATGGTGGTATCACAGGTACTGCTGGTACAATTTTAGAAACACACGAAGGATTATCACAAGCTTCTGACGCAAAGTCAGCAGAAGGTAATTCATTATATTACGTTGATTATCTATATGCAAACAGTAAATATATTTACTGGATGGACCACGAAACTACACTAGCAAATGCTGGTTCAAGTAAGATTGGTCAAACATTTGATAATACTGGTACTCAAGGCATAAGTGTCTTTAGTGGTAGTCTATCAGGTGGTGTAACAGATAATGAACCAACTCTAGGCGAAATAGCATTAGCATATGATAAGTTTGCTGATGCAGAAACAGAGGAAATAAACTTACTTATAGGCGGACCATCTCAAGGTGGTGGTGCAACTGCAGCTGACGCTACAGGTGACACTCACGCAACTAAAGTGATTGATATTGCAGAAGCAAGAAAAGATTGTGTGGCATTTATATCGCCTGCAAGAGCTGATGTAGTAAACGTAAGTGACCCAATCGCTGCAACTGAAAACGTTAAGAATTTTGCTGATGGTTTATCATCAAGTTCTTATGCAGTAATTGATAGTGGTTACAAATATATGTACGACAAATACAATGACGTATTCAGATTTGTACCATTAAACGGTGACATTGCGGGATTGTGTGCAAGAACAGATAACGTAGCTGATCCTTTCTTCTCACCTGCTGGATTTAACAGAGGTCAGATTAGAGGTGCAGTAAAACTAGCATTCGATCCAAATCAAGCACAAAGAGATGTACTCTATAAAGCAAGAGTAAATCCTGTTGTTACTTTCCCTGGACAAGGTACAGTATTGTTCGGAGATAAAACAGCACAATCAAAACCTAGTGCCTTTGATAGAATAAATGTAAGACGTTTATTCCTAGTCATGGAAAAAGCAATTTCTACGGCTGCTAAATTTCAACTTTTTGAGTTCAATGATGAGTTCACAAGAGCACAATTTAGAAACCTAGTAGAGCCTTTCCTTAGAGACATTCAAGGTAGACGAGGGCTCACAGATTTTTCAGTAGTCTGTGATGAAACAAATAACACAGCGGAAGTAATTGATAGAAACGAATTTATTGCTGATATTTTCGTTAAACCAAATCGTTCAATTAACTTCATCAAACTAAACTTTGTGGCAACCAGAAGTGGTGTGGCATTTAGTGAAGTGGCTGGGGCATAGGAGGTAGAACATGGCAAACGTAACAGATTTTATCTCTAAATTAAAAGGCGGAGGTGCTAGAAACAATCAGTTTAAAGTCACTATGCCTTTCCCTGGTTATGCAGCTGTTGGTGGTGAGACTGAAAGCATGGCATTTTTATGTACTGCAACTAACTTACCCCAAAGTGAAATTGGTGAATTAACTGTAAACTTTCGAGGTAGACCAATCTATATGGCAGGTGATAGAACATTCCAAACTTGGACTACAACTATCATTAATGATACTGATTTCTTAATCAGAAATGCTATAGAAAGATGGTCCAATGGTATAAACAACCATTCAGATAACGAAGGACTTGTAAATCCTGTTGACTATCAAGTGGACGCATTTGTCGACCATTTAGATAGAAACGGTAATACAATTAAGTCTTACACTTTCAGAGGTATGTTTCCAACTATAATAGGTCAGGTTGATTTATCATATGAACAGGCAACTACACTTGAAACATTTGAATGTACTTGGAGATACCAATACTGGGAATCAAACACTACAACATAATGTTGAATAAGGGCGTCTTTCGAGGCGCCCTAAATATAGTATAAAGGAGAATAGTAGTGGCAGAAATATTCGGTTTCGAAATCAAGCGTAAAGAGGCTAAACCTAATAGTCAATCATTTACCGCACCTACAACGGATGACGGTACACAAACTATTATGGGTGGTGGTCACTTTGGGACCTATCTTGATATCGAAGGTAAAGTAAATAATGAATCAGATTTAATTAGACGATATAGAGAAATTGCTATGCACCCCGAGTGTGATCAAGCAATTGAAGATATTATTAATGAATCAATAGTGGTAGATGACAACCAAGAGGTTGTTCGTCTTAATATGAATAAGGTTCCATTCTCAATATCATTAAAGAAAAAGATTTCAGAAGAATTTAAAAAAGTTATTTCATTATTGGAATTTGAACAAAAAGGTCACGACATATTTCGTAGATGGTATGTTGATGGTAGAATAGTTTATCATAAATTAATAGACCCTAAAAATGTTAAAGCAGGTATAACAGAATTAAGATATATTGATCCTAGAAAAATTAAAAAAGTAAGGTCGCCAAAGAAAAAACCAGGAAATGAGTTTGCACCTAATAATCCAAAAGCACCACCAGCCATTGATTTTGATGAGTTTTTTATATACAACGAAAAAGGTGTGCAACCTGGTGCGAGTGCAACAACAGGTCTTAAAATAGCAAAAGATGCTATCGCATATTGTCCTAGTGGTCTTGTAGATCAACAAAAGAATTTAATATTGTCTTACTTACACAAGGCAATCAAACCTGTCAATCAATTAAGAATGATTGAGGATTCTGTTGTAATATACAGAATATCAAGAGCGCCAGAAAGAAGAATTTTTTACATTGATGTAGGTAACTTACCTAAAGTAAAAGCAGAACAATACCTCAAAGATGTAATGAACAGATATAGAAACAAACTTGTGTATGACGCAAGTACGGGTGAAATACGAGATGATAGACAATACATGTCTATGTTAGAAGACTTTTGGCTACCAAGACGAGAAGGTGGTAGGGGTACAGAAATCACTACATTACCTGGTGGTTCAAATTTAGGTGAAATAGATGATATCAAGTATTTCCAAAAGAAATTGTTTCAATCGTTGAATGTACCATACAGTAGACTTGATAGTGAAGCATCTGGTGGTTTACAATTAGGTCGTTCAACTGAGGTAAGTAGAGACGAACTTAAATTTACAAAGTTTGTGCAAAGATTGAGAAATAGATTTAACAGTTTATTTCACGATTTACTTAAAACACAATTAATTCTCAAAGGTATTGTAACTATCGAGGATTGGGAAAGATCATTAAGTCAGACTATTAAGTATGAATACGTTGAAGATGGTTATTTTTCTGAAATAAAAGAAAATGAAATATTTAAAGAGCGTATGGAAATATTCCGTAATATGAAAGACAATGAAATGATTGGTAACGTTTATTCAAAAGACTGGGCAATGAAACATGTTCTTAAAATGAATGATGAAGAAATACAAACGCAAAAAGCAGAAATTGAACAAGAAAAAGAAACTGAACCTGAACAAGGTCAAGGTGATGATCAAGGAGAATTTTAATGAGTATAGAAAATACTAAAAATATGATTAACGCTTTAGATAAGGGTGATACCGTTGAAGCAGAAAAAGAAATTAAGGCTGCATTAGCAGATAAAGTAGGTAGTGAGTTAGATATTAAAAGAAAAGATTTAGCAGGCACTATCATGAGCAAAGAACCTGAAGGGCAAGATGGCAATAACGTTGAACCAGCTGAGATTGACGATTAAAGAAAAAGACGAACACAAACGTTCTCTTAATTATCGTAGATTAGCCCCAAAGGCAAAGAAGGCAGTGGATGATGTTTTCGGCATGATGGCGAAAACACCACAAAAAGTATTGACTATGTTTCCTAGAATACTACAACAAGTAGCAAAGAAACATAGAATACAACCAAAAGACATTGAAGCCTATTTCGAAAAAGAAACAGGTCTAACCATATAAAGGAGAGTAAAAATGGCAATAGTAAATGCAAGAAATCTTGTCGATAGTGAGACTAGAACGGTAAGAATGTTCGAAATCAATAACGACACAAATTCAGCAGTAGTGTGTGTTGACGCAAGTGCCTTAAGAGGTCATTCGTCTAACCCAACATTACACATAAGAAGTATTAAATGGAATACAACAGCGGCAACCAGTGATGTAACATTCTTGTTTGACGCAGGTACAGATGACCACGCAATATCAGTACATGGTTCTGGTGAGTATGGTTTTCATGGTAAACAACCATTGATCACTAACCCAGAAAGTGCAGGTGTTACTGGCGATATACTTATTACAAATTCGAGTGCCGTGACTGGTACTTTTATAATTGAAGTAACTAAATCAAAAGGTTACAATCAATCAGGACAAACAAGATAATGGCTGATATAGTTACATCACAAACTATAACAGACGTATCTGGTTCTAAAACTGTTATGAAGTTTACTAATTTTAGTGACGGAACAGGAGAAAGTCTTGTAACAAAGGTGGACGCAAGCGCATTAAATCATGCGTCATCATCTACTAAAATTGCAAGAGTAATTTATAGTATCAACACAACGGATCCGAAAGGGTCCGTTGAAATCTTATTTGACGGAACAACTAACGCATCAGCGCTTTTTTTATCGGGTCAAGGTACAATAGACTTACAGACACCTGCGATACAGATAGCAAACAATGCGTTATCA